TTGAATTCCAATAACTTGAAATTGCTGTCCCATCATCAGTCGTGCCGGTCATCTTGTGGACTTTACCGGTTGAAACCTCACCAAAATACAAACAAGTGTCGTTACTTGAGGTCGTGAATAAGGTAGCGTCATTGACCGACATATTGCGCCAATCCTGCCAAGCCTTATAACGGACATCATAAACCGCACAAGAGTCGTTTTGTGTCCCGTATAAGGAGTAAAAAAGGTGATATTTAAAGTTGTAGTATTTACCAACAAGTTTGGTTTTGTTTGTACTCGAAATTGTGTTAAATATCTGTTGGATTTTAGTTGATTTGTTGGTTGTCCGAACATAGAGATAATTAGCAACATCTCCGAGAGAGTAAATACCATCACTTGAAGCAAACATTATGTCTTCTTCACACTGGCAAACTGACCGAGAAGATATACAACCAATAGCGTTAGTAACAAGTTCAATTTGATATGTATTTGCCGTTGAAGTAGTAGTCACTCTAAAAATCGCATCTCGGAGAAAGACATATAGGGCATTTTTAAAATTAACCAATCCGGTAACCTTTTCACCTGAACCAGGTCTGAATACTATTGTTCCTGGGTTAGAGGAAGTACCGTTAGCGGTGAAATCCAAGCACTTAGTAGCATCAGGTGTTTGAGTCGAGAAATTAACTACATCTTGATATTGTTCGTCCACACACCAAAGTCGTCTATCGTAATATGCGCCATAAAAACCTTTAGTTCCTCCGGTATGGGTAGTAACCGTAGTCCCGTCGAACTTACTCATTGCGTCTATGCCGTTGAAAGTAAATAAATACCCATTAGTTGACACTGGAGTTCCTGGAGTTGGACTTGCGGCAGCAATAAACGCCTGTACCGTATCTATATTCAAATTGTCGCTAAAAGTATTGCCTGTTCCGGCAGTCCACGCGCCACCAGCAGAGTGATAAGGAATTATTGTAGAACCATTAGAAACCCACTTGACTATTTGGTCTAGTGAGGCGGTATGATATTCATCTAGTCCAAAGACTTTGGTTCTTGAGTCTGCAACCGCACCAACTTGTGTGTAACCCGATCTATTTCCGACACCAGTTTTTCCCTTGAAGTCGCAGTTAATAGCATCTGGTGACTCATTATCGGCTATTTGTCTTGAACCATAAAAATAATTGACTCCGCCTGAGAAGTCACCTCTGACAACTGAAGTAAATTTGTTGGGTGTTATTGTCGTCATTCATTTTGGCTAATCATTTTGGCCTAAATTATCTCCGGCTATTGACCTTTCCGCATATACCGGCCCAAACATATTGTCTGCATTCCAAAGTGACTGAATTCGTTTTTGACTTTCCTGTTCATAATCTTGTTTCAGTGGAACATTTCTTTCGTCACCGATATACATTTTAGACGACGCCCCATAAGCCACCGCTTCACCATCGGGGACAATACAAACATCACCATCCGCGGAGAGGTCGGTGGGTATAAAGTAGTAAAAAATAACTATACTTCCTGTCTGAGTCGGAGTGTTAAAGACATATTTAGAGGTCGTAGTATTGTAGGTTATCCAATAAACCGAAGTATTTTGAAAATTGTCCCTGTCTTCAATCGGTATCTCGGAAAATCTAACATCATCTGCAGTATTAGCACCGACTATCCTGGCGTCATATATCCTAAATTTGGGATTATAGTTAGTCGGTAAATCAGCGGTTCCGGCAGATAAAGCTAATGTCGCTGAGGTCAAATTCCAAGAAAAAGGAAATTGATTACATATTTCCTTAATCTCATTGTTTATATGGTCACAAATAACAAGATTATTGGCTACGGAGTAGTCAGTTTCGCCTCGAAGATATGTGGTTCGCTTGCGTAAAGTTAAATAGTCCATCAACCATATAAACGACAAACGGACTATTTTGGATTTAAGTCGCGACGTCGCTCAAGAGTATTCATCCAGTCATATAAACCAGGAACTAAATTTATCTCTGAGAAATGCTTTTTAACATAATTGTATTGCTGTTCTCCGTAAAAATTGCGTTCTTTTTCACTTAATATCAACTTCTCAAGTTGTTCATACCATCCATAATTATTGGATGCATACAAACAGGGTAATCCTTTCAAGTTTTCTACCGGTGAGGCCACTACAGGAATATGAAGTGCCGAGTTATCAAGTATTCTTAAATTTGACTTACAACGGTTATATGATGAATCAATCAAAGGCGAAACTCCAATATCCAGTTGAAGCGAAGCTAACTTTTTAGGATAATCAGCAAAACTTACCCAGTCGTGATACTCAACCGGAAAATCAGGCGGTTTAATCCCTGCTTTAACATTAGCTCCCATAACAACAAAAGTAATTTTATATTTTTTAATCAATTCTTTTATCGCCGGATAAACTAACTCTAAATCGGCTTTGTGACCATAAGCACCCTCCCAACCGATTCTGATACCTTTGTGAGGTTTTAGACTGCGTCTCCATAACTTAAAATCAATTCCATTAGGTTTGACATAGATATTTTTGTTAAGTGGTTCGTAGAGTTTTTTAAGTGACGGAACTGATACAGTCACTCCATCAGCGACTTTTAAGGATAGTTCAAGTTCGTTAATCCACTTCTTAGCTTTGTTTCCTGGATTATCACCGGAGGGAGCATATAAGTTATCATCAATATCAATAATCAGTTTTCCTTTAGTCCACTCCCGTATATCTAACATTCGCCTAATATCATCTTTATTATTGGTGAAATTAGACCAAATTATATCAGCATCTTTACAAATTTTAGCCAACATCTTTTCGTCAAATACTAAATTCCCTTGTGAATTCTCTCCGTAGATATGCGCACCAGAGAAGAACGTTGATTTAGCATCCTTAATAAGTTTTTCCCGTTTCATTGTGTAAAGTGGTTGGCGAAGACGATAATGTCCGACAGCACTATCCTGTCGAATTAGAGTTGTAATCTTTTTAACCTTGAGGTTAATCATATCTTGTACTCTTTTCTGATTTCGTCAGTGATTTTCTTTACTTCATCATATCTTGATGTTGAAACATTGTATCCGGTGTCGAAGTGCATAACTAAAGGATTTTTTATTAACTTAAACTTATATCCTCGTTTCAACCACTCTAAAATGACAATTAAGTCGTCATTTACCTTATATTCCGGTCGGTAAACATTCTTAAAACACTCCTTCTTAGCCATAATGGTAAAGTTAGGCACGATCTGATAAGAATTAGGATATTTTCTATCAAGAATATCCTTGTAAGTCTTGCCGGTTATATCTTCAGGTTTTGAAAGTCCAATTTGCTTGTTTTGCAAAGTAGTATAAAAAGCCGAATAGACTATATCAACATTCTTTATCGCTTTTAGTTGGTCTCTTAACCTATTCGGATCCATCTGGCAATCAGTATCCATCACCGCGATATACTGACCTTTAGCGTTATCAACTGCAGTTTGTCTTGCAACTGAGATTCCGGAATGTTGGATTGTAATCCCTCTAACTCTTGGTGATTCTTTTTCGTAATAATCAATTATTTCCCCAGTTGAATCGGTCGATCCATCATTAACTATGACTATTTCAAAGTCTTTATAACTTTGGCCTAGACAAGATTCGATACAAGGTGAAAGATATTCATTCCCGTTGTAACTTGGGATACAAATACTAATCATTTGACCTCCTAAATTAGATTTCTTATTCTTTTAACATACTTGTTGAAATTTAGTTCCCTGCGCCAGTAGTTACCCCATCTTTTGTCTAAAAGTGTCTTCTGGGCCAATCTGACGCCTTTTATGATGTCTTTCAGGTCGGTCGTTACTTGTATAGTTCCTTTTAGCGGAACATTGGTTACAACTTGCCGTCCGGCTGTAATAAATTCTATCGGAAGTAAAGGCAACCCATCGTGCACAGAAACTCGTAAATTACAGGAGAATTTAGGCATCCACTCTTTCATATCTACATAACCCAGATGTTCGTAGTTTTTGCCTTTTTTACCCTTATTCAATTCGTCACCAAAGAAGTAGAACTTAATATCAGGCATTGCCATAATCACCCGCTCCATCAGTTCGGTGTTATACATCGGATTTTGTGAGTTATCATAAATAGCGACCGTAAAGTCTTTTGGTAGAGGCATTTCAGTATTCAAACTTTTCGGTGGAATAGGCACAACTTTAGTCTTAATACCAACCTCGTTGAGTTCCTTCTGTATGAAATCAATCTCACTCAAATTGATAACCTTTTCCCTTTTCATCCAATTTTTAATCGCTTTAATCTTTTCAAAGGAACAATCTCTCCTTAAATGAACAACATCAGACCCGATCCAATGAATAACCTTTTTAGCGTTGGTATCTTTGAAAACCGTCATATGCGAGAGTGTTGTTATTGGATTTTGCGGGTCTTCGCGAGTATAGAAACCAATTAAGTAAATCAGTTTGTATTTATGAGGTTTGTAACTTGGTGCCGGTAAATAATCAGCTTCCAACTTTTCGGCAATATGGTAACCGTGGTGTTGTGCTCCCAATGAAACAACACATATATCTGGTTTAGGGATACCGTTTTTGTTTCTAACCGTATCGGAACGATCTATCCAGTTTTTATGAGAGTCTTGTGAAATCCCGCCATCACGGACATCCTCACCGGCAAAGAATGAATGATTAATATACTCCCAGTCATCACCTTGAAAGTCAGTTCGTTTAAGTTGTCTTATCGCCCAGTCCCAGTCCTGTAAGGATTTAAGTGATTCATCCCAGGGAATATATGATGTTGCTCTGATGGGGAAAGTTGAGTCACAATAATTAGATGATTTAAATGACGGATACCAAACTTTACCTGATGGGAATGTTATTGCTGTTCCAAATCCGTTCTGTACTCCTTGATCGGTAACAATATCATAAGTACCCCAAACACGATTGATTTTAGGGTTCTCAAAAGCGTTAGCCCACATTCGTAGTGATTCTGGGTAAAGGTATTTATCCGAGTCCAAGAAAACATAGTAGTCGCCTTTGGCTTTAGTTTGGCCAAAATTTCTGGCCTTCGGTGCGCCCCCGTGTTCAATCGTGTAAGATGATGCCCATTTAATCTTTTGCATCTCTTTGACGCCTTTTTTGTTTTCACCATCAAAAACTACAATCCACTCAAAAGTTTTATACTCTTGTTGTTGGATCGCCTCAGCTACTTTACTTAGATACTTCCAATCATCCTTGTAGCAGGGGGTGATAATAGAGAACAATTTTTGTTCTTTGTCAAAAGGATTACTCATTTTTCCTCCGTTTTAATTACTTTGCCCGAGGGCGTGAGCCCCCGAAGCAAAACAATTAAGTTTTAGGCATCGCAAGTCATTACGACTAACCCACAAGATAGATTCAATACCGCCGGAACCATCAAAGCTTTCCAACCAACAGCAATAAACTCATCGATTGGGTCGTACTTATCAGCTCCAGTATTGGACATATAGTGCTTGATATTACCCAATTCGGTAACACCCAAAGCACCTTTACCAACAAGCAGTGAATAGTAAACAGTTGCACCACCAGAACCCAAGGCGGACGATTTGATATTATTATCTATCTGAATCGTTGCTCCACCATAAGAACCAGCAACACCCTTTCGCATATTCTCCGGGTCGGTATATTGGTAAGCTGCCTGCCAAGTAGTGTCAGCCTGTAACTGCATAGCAGTATCAGAGTGACAAATATAGGCATATGTACCTGAATTATCCTGTGGTTTGACATTGCGTCCCTTGAGTTTTTTAACAGCAGCCCGTAGAGTCGCTGTAGTAACTTTGTGGGAAGCAGTATCGATCGTTGTGAAGTAAGTTGAATATGTAACTGTAACTTCTGTTGCAGCTACGGTATTGAAGGCGAAAGATGAGAAATGGGTGCTTGATGGAACAGCACTTGAAGATGAACCATAAGCTTCCTCAATAATTCGGGTATCCAATACTTGAGCTGCTTGATCCGCCATATTGTCGTTGACCTCTGTCATCGTACCAGTAATAGCGGTAAGTTCAGTTACATCCTGAACCGCAACAGCATTTCCATATTTTTCCAATGTGGCAGAAACCGATACCGAGACAATGTTGCCTGGGGTAATAGGTTCACGACCAGCAGAGTAATTGATACGAGATGCTGAAACTGTTGTCGAAGGCGTAGTCATTCTTGGGAAATATACAATCGTTCCATTATTTTGAGGTAGTGGAGCTTTATCCACATAATTCATCATAATAACTTGCGGAAGTAATCTCTCTAAGAACGCTTTGCCATAAAAGGTTGGCACAGCACCTGCGAGGTCAGCTGTACCTGCATAATCAGCCATAGTATTCCTTATACGAAACCCCTAATCAGTTCGACTTTATTATCCTCCGGTTATACTGGTTTGCTTAAGAATTCTCTTACGCACGGGGTAAATTGTAATACTCCGCAAACTCTTTAGCAGAAAGTTTTGAAGGGTCAATAGTCCCCTTATCTCTCGATGAACCAACTGCACCAGCTTGCGTTTTTGCCTTTGCAAGTTCGTGTCCTTCCTTAAATCCCTCTTCCTTTGCCTCGGTAACTTGAGGTTTGGAACGGTTTTCTAACTCTTTCTTTGCTTGATTTAAAGCCGCTTCTTGGTCAATGCGTTCTCCTTTAGCATTGGCCTCTTGGATGATGTCCTTTGTTGTCGCACGGAGTAACCGGTCTTTTAATTCAACGGCGTGTTTAGACTCAAAATCTTGAGCCTTTTCATTCTCTCGGCGTTGGGCATACATACCTTCAAAGCGGTTTCCTAACCAAGAATCCAGAGCTGGAACCACGGTGGGGTCAAGTTGGGGAACTTCCTCAGCGTTAGCCTCGTCCGGCACTTGTTGACTCGTCCTCTCAAGATTAGCTTTTTCTTGGGCTAAACGAGTAAACTCCGCCTGTTTCGCCTTATAATCTGCGATTTTTGTATCTAATGATACAGTCGCATTGTCCAAATCCTGTTCAGAATTGAACACTCCGGCAATTTTTTCTTCCTTGTCCGCAACAGGTGCGGGGGTAATATCCGATTTAGGTTCGGAAACCTGGTCGCTTTGAATTTCCGTTGCTGTAGCTTCAGCATTGGAATTGTTCTCAGTGTCCATAAAACTCCTTTGGGGTC